TAACAAAAAGAAGAAAAATAAACCAAACACCTCTCGTGGAATAGCAGCACGTAAATAAAAAAATCTGCTATATTAGACTGGCCTACCCATCCCCCTACCAACAGGCTACGGTGGCCCCAGTAAGGAAACTAAAATGTCAGAGAACATGGAAGTAATGGCTTCAGAAGTTGAAGCACCAAAAAAAGTAGCATTTGCTAATCGTAAGTATTCAAATGCAGAACGTATTCAGCGAGAAGAAGAAGAACTAGAAAAACTTATTGCTGAACAAAAAGGTGAAGCTGAACAGGTAGAACAAGAACCACAAGAAGCTGAACCTGCTAATGCTGAGGAAAAAAGTTTTAAGAAACGTTACGGTGACCTACGTAGACACCAACAACAAAAAGAAAAAGAATACGAAGATCGTATCAAAGCTCTTGAAACACAATTAACTCAAGCAACTAATAGTGAGATTAAACTACCAAAGTCTGATGAAGACATTGAAGCTTGGGCAACTAAGTATCCAGATGTAGCTGCTATCGTTGAAACTATTGCAATTAAAAAAGCAAAAGAACAAGCGCAAGGTCTTGAAGATCGTGTTCGTGAAATCGACGAAATGAAAGCAAACGCAGCACGTGAGAAAGCAGAAGTAGAACTACTAAAGCTGCATCCAGATTTTGGTACTATTCGTGACAGTGATGACTTTCATGAGTGGGCAGAAGAACAACCTAAGTGGGTTCAAGATGCTCTTTATGAAAATGATGCAGATGCACGTTCTGCTGCACGAGCAATTGATTTGTATAAAGCAGACCGTAATATTACACCTAAAAAGTCTGCTACATCAAAAGATGCTGCACGTTCTGTGGGAGCACGGAATGAACGCAGTAAGCCAAGCTCAGACGCAATGAGTGGGGCTATCCGAGAATCCGATGTCCAAAAGATGTCGGCTACCGAGTACGAAAAGAATGCTGACGATATTATGGAAGCTATTCGTACAGGTAACTTTATTTACGATTTATCTGGTTCAGCCCGATAAAAAGTATTGACATATAAGTTATTTATGATATAACTATATATGTATAGTTTAACTGCTACACCTCAATATATGACTACTGTAGCAGTTTCACATTTTTTAGCAAACAATATGACTTTACGGATTACCTAATACGTATGGCCCATGTAACACATTTTGTGACTGATCATTACATTTTGTGATCTATATGCACCCATAGACGATTAGCCTCTATACTAAGTAATAAAGTTTTGCATCTGTATTCTAATGCTAAAGGAGTTTTATCATGGCATTCGGAAGCGCATCAGGCTACACAAACTTACCAAACGGTAATTTCTCGCCTGTAATTTATTCCAAACAGGTGCAACTTGCATTCCGCAAAGCATCTGTCACTGACGCTATCACTAATAATGACTATTTCGGTGAAATCGCTAACATGGGCGACACTGTTAAAATCATTAAAGAACCTGAGATTTCAGTATCTGCATATCTACGTGGTACAACAATCGCACCACAAGATTTGACAGATAACGATTTCTCTCTAGTCGTAGACCAAGCAAACTATTTTGCCTTCAAGGTTGACGACATTGAAGAAGCACACTCACATGTCAACTTCCAAAGCTTGGCATCTGATCGTGCGGCTTATCGTCTAGCTGACCAGTATGACCAAGAAGTTCTTGGTTACCTATCTGGTTATGACCAGTCTGCTCTACATGCAAATGCCGATACAGTTAACACAACTGTTAATGGTACTAAAGCAAACTCAGCAGCAGGTTCAGACGAACTTCTAGCAGCTAACAAGTTGGATATGTCAGACTTTGGCAACATCACAACTACACCTTCTGCAGGTACAACTGGTGACTCAATTCCAGTTGCTGCTCGTCTACCAGGTGCTACAGCATTGCCAACAGCATATGCTTCACCTGCAATGATCCTATCACGTATGGCACGTGTCATGGATGGTCAAAGCGTACCTACAACAGGTCGTTGGATTGTTATTTCACCTGAGATGATGGAAATCCTACGTGACGAAGATTCACGTCTTCTAAACGCAGACTACGGTGGGTCTGGCCTACAGAACGGTTTGGTTCTTAATAACTTCCACGGTTTCCGTGTACACGTTTCTAACAACCTACCATCAGTCGGTACTGGTCCTGCAACTACAGGTACAACTGCACAGGATGATAACTACGGTGTAATCGTAGCAGGTCATGACTCAGCGGTTGCAACTGCAGAGCAGATCAACAAGACTGAAACATACCGTGATCCAGATTCATTCGCTGACATCGTTCGTGGTATGCACCTATACGGTCGCAAAATCTTGCGTCCAGAAGCTCTTGTAACAGCACGTTACAACCTAGCTTAATAATAACTAACTAAGGGGGCTGCTTTGGTGGCCCTCTTACGCATATCTAAAAGAAAGATATTCTATGGCAACTACATACGTTACACTAGTAAATGATGTGCTAAGACGTTTAAACGAAGTCACACTTGATACTGCAGGTGATGGCTTTGATACTGTACGTAACGTTCAAGCTCTTGCCAAGGATGCAGTAAACAATAGTATTCGTCTTATTTTACAGGACGGTCAAGAATGGCCTTTTTTAAAAACAACATATACTCAAACACTGACAGCAGGAACAGGTACATATTCTTTTCCTTCTAACATGGGTTCAGTAGATTGGGATACGTTCTTTCTAAAAAAGACTAGTGGACTAAGTGTTAGCCCTAAACATTTAAAAGTAATTAACTACAACGACTATGTACAGAACTACAGAGTTGGTGATGAAGAAGGAGATCAAGTAAGCGGTATTGGTGCTCCTGTTGTTGTATATCAGACACAAGAAAATAAATTTGGGATTACCCCTTTACCTAACGCTGCATATGAAGTAGAATATGTGTACTTCACATACCCCAGTGATCTAAGCCTTTATAATGATACTACAATAATTCCTGATAGGTTTAAGCATGTAATCATTGATGGTGCAGTTATGTATATTATGAGATTCCGTAGTAATGAACAGAGTGCAGCTATTCACCAACAAAACTTCCAAAGTGGTATTAAGGCAATGCGTAGATTACTATTAGATGATAATCTATATGTACGGTCTACAGTAATTGAACGTGCAAGTGTTTCTAGTTTTAACAGTGCGGTATAATGGCAGACAATCTAGCATCCTTCAAAGTATTCTGCCAAGGCGGTCTAAACACTAGTCGTGATGTGCTGTCACAAGGTGAGACTCAACCAGGATCAGCAGTTGCTCTTATTAATTATGAACCTTCTGTTACTGGTGGTTACAGAAAGATCAACGGATTTAGTAACGACTACGGTACAGTTACAGGCACAGGTAACGTCTTAGGTGTTTGTGTAGCTAATGGTGTCAACGATGGTATTCTAGCTTGTCGTACACCTTCTAGTGGCTCTAATTACTTACATTATTGGGATACAGCTACAGAGGCTTGGGTTGCAGTAACTACCTCTGGTTCACCTACAATGTCAGGTGTAACAAAGGTACGCTTCACTAAGTACAACTGGGGTAGTTCAAAGGTAATGCTTACTGATGGCATTAACCCTGCAGCTACATACGATGGTACAACTTATACACAGATCACACACGCAGATGCACCAACAGACCCTAAGTACTCTGCAGTATTTCAGAATCATATGTTCTTAGCAGGTGATCCTAATGAACAAACAAATTTATACTTTAGTGCGCCATATGATGAAACAGACTACAGTGCAGCCAGTGGTGCAGGTGTCATTAACGTAGGTTTTTCTATAGTAGCTATCAAGTCTTTTAGAGATTCACTTTATGTTTTTGGCAGTAACAATATCCGTAAAATTGTTGGTAATAATATCTCTAACTTTGTACTACAAGAGGTTACAGATGACCTTGGATGTCTAGCCTCAGATAGTGTTATTGAGATAGGCGGTGACCTACTCTTCTTATCACAAGACGGTCTACGCCCTATCAGTGGTACAGACAAGATTGGTGACGTTAACCTAGAGACAGTATCAAAAGACATTCAATCTATTTTTACTGACATCGTATTTGATATTGATCTAGAAGGTTTGAATGCAGTAGTCATACGACAAAAGACACAGTTCCGTTACTTCTTTGCTGCAGCTGACTCACAAGGTATCATCGGTGGCTTTAGACAAACACCTAACGGGTTGCAGTTTGAGTATAGCCAGATGCTAGGTATTACCGCTACAGCTTCAGACAGTGGGTACATTGGTCAGTATGAGTTTGTTATACACGGTGATGCAAACGGTAAAGTGCATAGACAAGAACAAGGTAATGACTTTGATGGCACAGACATCTTTAGTGTGTTCCAAACACCGTTCTTTCATATGCAAGACCCAGAGCAACGCAAGGTGTTCTACACTGTAGCTACATATCTACGTGCTGAAGGTGACAACGAGATCGTTATGTCTGCTTTGTATGACTACGAAGATGTAGACACACTAAGTCCAACAAACTTTACATTAAGCACAGAGGGTGCTGCAGCTTACTATAACGAAGCACTATATGATAGCACCGCAATCTTTGATGGTAACCCTGCCCCAGTTAAACGTACTAACATTTCAGGTTCAGGTAAGTCAGCATCATTTAAATTCGTAACTAATGATTCCAATGCGTCACACAGTATTCAGGGTCTAGTGATCACCTTTGGGGTAGGAGATCGTCTGTGACAACTAAGTACTGTACAAGTTGTAATAAACCTATAGAAAACCCTGTATCTGGACGTAAATTAAGAAGTGATACAGTTACTTGCTCTAGTACTTGTTGGCATAGAGAATATAGATCATCTGATGAAGGCTGGGCTAAAGACTCTATAAGAAAAGCTAAGAAAAGAGCTAGTGTAATAGAAAAAGGTTTTGATATTACGTGGCAGTTTTTACTTGATCTGTTAGAAGAACAAAATAGAAGATGCTCAATTACTGGAATAGAGTTTAGATTCAAAAGCGACTTTGAGGGTAGGATGGATCAATATAGGGCTTCTGTTGACAGAATTGACAGCAATAAGGGATACACAAAAGACAACGTTCAGTTAGTCTGTGCACAGGTAAATATTATGAAGCATCAATCTACAGAGAAAGAACTTCTCTTCTGGGCGACAAAAATAGTGGAAGGGCTAGTTTAAAATGGCAGGTTATTCACGTCAATCAGTAGCTGACATTATCGCTAATGCGGTTATTAAAGCTGCACCAGTTAATGCAGAGTACAACGCAATTCGTGATGCGTTTGCTTTTGCTACAGGACACAAACACGATGGTAGCTCTACTGAAGGTGCTTATGTACCTTTGATTGCTGACACAGATGCACTAAACAAAGTTGTAGTAGATACAGCAAACAATCGTATTAGTTTCTACAATGAAGTTTCTTCTGCTGCAGTAGAACAACTCCGTATCCAAGATGGTGCTATTGTTCCTGTAACAGATGATGATGTAGACCTTGGTGCTGTAGGTGCTGAGTTCAAAGACTTGTACATTGATGGTATTGGTTACCTTGATTCTGTCGTAATTACAGGCGGCACTATTGATAATACAGTTATAGGTGGCACTACTCCCGCTGCTGCAGACTTTACTACGATGGATACTACAGGTAATGCTACTGTTGGTGGTACTCTTGGTGTCACAGGTACATCTACCTTTACTGGTGCTATGTCGGCAGGTAGCTTAACTACAACAGGCAACTCTACTCACGCTACGGTAGACATCAACGGGGGTGCTATTGATGGTACTACTATTGGTGCTTCTAGTGCTGCTGCAGGTAGCTTTACTACTGTATCGACATCTGGACAAGCTACGCTGGCGAGTGCTGATATTGATGGAGGTACTATTGACGGTGCTGTTATTGGTGGATCAACTGCACAAGCTATAACAGGTACAACTATCACTGCTAACACAGGCTTTACAGGTGCTTTAACTGGTAATGTAACGGGTAATGTGACAGGCAATGTTACTGGTAACGTAACTGGTGATATTACAGGTGATGTAACTGGTAATGTTACGGCTGCTAGTGGCTCCTCTACATTTAACAATATGACAATTAATGGAACACTAGATGTTACATCTACCGTAATTAACAACGTTAGTGATCCAGTTTCGGCACAACAAGCTGCCACAAAAAATTATGTAGACACAGAGATAGCAAGTCTTGTAGACTCAGCCCCAGGTACACTAGATACACTAAATGAACTAGCTGCTGCGCTGGGTGATGACCCTGACTTTGCCACTACTGTAACTGATAGCATTGCAACCAAGCTCCCACTAGCAGGTGGTACGATGACTGGTGCTATTGCTATGGGTACCAACAAGATTACTGGACTAGGTGACCCCACAGCTAACCAAGATGCAGCAACTAAAGCATATGCAGATACGCAAGACGCAACTAAGTTGAACCTATCAGGTGGCACTATGACAGGTGACATCAACATGGGTGGGTCTACTCAGTTGATTAACTTGCCTAACCCTACTCTAGGTGGACATGCAGCAAACAAAGTATATGTTGATAGTATTCTAGGATCAGCTACTGCTGCCTCTGCAAGTGCTGCTGCGGCGGCTACCTCAGAGACTAATGCTGCTACAAGCGAGACTAATGCAGCTAACTCAGCAAGTGCTGCTGCAGCTTCTTATGATGACTTTGATGACAGATACTTAGGTGATAAAGCTTCTGCCCCTACTGTAGACAACGATGGTGATGCACTTGTTACTGGTGCTTTGTATTGGAATACTACAAGTAATGAACTTTATGTGTGGAATGGTAGTGCTTGGGAGCAAGGTAGCTTTTCTGCAGGTTCACTTCTATCTAATGTTGTAGAAGACACTACTCCACAGCTAGGCGGTAACTTAGATAGTAACGGTAATGATATACTATTTGGCGACAACGACAAAGCCATCTTTGGCACTGGGTCTGACCTTGAGATTTATCACGATGGATCAAATAGCATCATAGATGATACTGGCACTGGTAATCTCCACCTCAAGACAAGTGGGGGTGACGTTGAAATTTATAACTCTGGTGGAAATCTTACAGCAAAATTCGGCGCTGACACCCATCTTTACACAAACGGAGCAGAAATATTAAGAACGCAAAGTAATGCAATTGCAGTTTTTGGGAGTGTAAATAAAATTACTGGAGGAACTTCTGGCTCTTTAGGTAATTCTAGCAATAGGTGGAACGCTCTTTATGCAGATGATGTGTATGTCTCAGGAGCTATTATTCATAATTTTGACACAAACACAAAAATGGAGTTTTCCACTGATACAATTAATTTTGACACTGGTGGCTCAGAACGTATGCGTATTAACAGTTCTGGTAATGTTGGGATTGGTACGACTGTACCATCCAATAAAACCGCTATTGTAGTTGATAATTCTGGAACAACTCAATCATTATTTGATGGGCTTGTTGTTTCTAATTCTAATAGCACAACAAACAATGGTTCTGCTATTTCATTTGGTTATGGTGGGGGCGGAAACAGTTTTTCAAAGATAGGCGTTATAAACACTGATAGATCGGGTGGTTCAGAAGACCAATCAATTTTCTTTGGCACACTAGGTAACGGCTCTTATGGTGAACGCATGCGCATCGACAGCTCAGGCAATGTCGGAATTGGAACGACTTCTCCAGCAGGCAAACTACATGTGCAGGATCTTGCTGGCAGCAATTATGTTCGGATAATCAGTGGCATAACTAGCACGTCTGGAATCTATATGGGCGATTTAGTTGATAACGACATAGGCTCAATTATTTACAGTAACGCTGGAAATTACATGCGTTTTCAGACGAACAATTCAGTTCGGATGCATATCGCTAGTGATGGAGATGTCGGAATTGGCACAACCAGCCCAGCACACAAGCTAGACGTTGCTGGTGAGATGATTGCCGACAGCTACAACGAAACCTACTCTGCACTATCTGGCACAACCCCTACAGTAAACTGTCACAACGGTAACGCATTCAGCTTAACCTTGTCAGGCAACACCACGTTTACGTTCTCTAATCCCCCTGCCAGCGGCACTGCGTATAGCTTCAGCATTGAGATTATTCAGGATGCCTCTGCGTCTGGGTACACGGTCACTTGGCCTGCCTCAGTAGATTGGCCTTCGGCAACTGCACCTACGCTGAC